GCTGCCCAGGCCGGTCGCCTGTCCCTCACCCCCGAGGGACTTGTCCTCATCGAGCCCAGCCTGCAGCGCTGGCACGCCAGCCGCGGCGGCCGCGACGACGTCGCCGCCCGCCACGCCGAAGCACGCGGGCAGGGCATCCCCTTGCCCGGCGCTGAATCGGCCCCTGGCAGCCCCGTTGCGGGCCTTGTTGCGGGCGCAACAGCCCCTGAGACCGATGGCGCCAGCCGCGCCCAGCACCAGGCCGTTGCCCTGCACTGGCAAAACGAACTGCTGCGCCTGCAGCTGCAGATCGAAGCCGGCCAGCAGCTCCCCCGCGAAGCCCTGCTCGCCGAGCTCCAGGGCCTCGGCGCCACCCTGCGCGGTGCCGTGGAGCGCCTCGTCGACCAAGTCGCCCCCCGCCTGGCCGTCGCCACCGACCCCGCCGAGCGCCGCCGGCTGCTGCTGCGCGAGCTGCGCAGCGTCCGCCACCAGGTGCGGCACGAATTCCCCCGCGCCCTGCGCCGCCTGGTGCAGACCACCCGCAGCAGCAGCCCCGAGGCCATCGCACCATGATCAACGTCACCCTCACCGGCCTGGACCAGCTCAAGGCCACCCTCGGCGGCGCCGACAAGCAAGTCCGCTTCGCCGCCTCGCGCGCCCTCAACCGCCTCGCGCAGCTCGGCATCCAGGACGTCAAGGCCGAAATGCGCGACAGCTTCGATCGCCCCACGCCCTGGACCCTCAACAGCGTTCGCCAGTACGGCCTGGCAACCCGCGACAAGCCCGAGACCGGCATCGACTTCAAGGCCACCGGCCGCACCGGTGGCATCGACCCCGAGCTGTACCTGCGATGGCAGGTCTACGGCGGCGAGCGCCGCATCAAGCGCTTCGAGCGCGCCCTGCGCGCCGCCGGCGCGCTCCCCGATGGCTACGTCACCGTGCCAGGGCAGGGCGCCAAGCTCGACGCCTACGGCAACATGAGCCAGGGCCAGATCGTCCAGATCCTCAGCTACTTCCAGGCCTTCCTGGAGACCGGCTTCAAGGCCAACGCCACCCCCGCCACCAAGGCCCGCATGGCCCGGGGCACCCGCAGCAAGTTCGGCTTCGCCTACTTCGTCGGCCGGCCCGGCGGCCGTGGCCAGCTCGGCGTCTACCAGCGCGTGCGCATCGCAGCCGGCGTCAACGAACTGCTGCCCATCCTCATCTTCGTGCGCAGCGCCCGCTACCAGCGCCGCCTCGCGCTCGATGACGCCATCCAGGGCACCGTCCAGCGCCACGCCCAGCCCATCTTCCAGGAAGAGCTGGCCAAGGCCCTGGCCACCGCTCGCTGAACTGAATGGACACCGTCGCCGACCCGCAGCCCCCCGAGTCCGTCACCCTGACGGACCTCAAAGCCGCCCGCGAGCGGCTGCAGGCCCAGCGCGCCCAAGCCGCCTGCCAGCGCGCCCAGGCCGAGGTGCTGCCGCACCCCGTCGCCGTGGCCACCGGCGCGCTGCTGCGTCGCCTGGCCGTCCAGTCGCTAGAGCAGCTCGTCGAGTCCTGGCTGCAGGCCATCGGCACCGAGGCCGACGAAACCCGCGTCCACCACGCCATGAGCCTCGTCACGCACGACGTGCTCAGCGATCTCGCCCCCGCCGCCCAGGCCCAGGCCGCGCAGGCCCGGCTGCCCCTGCAGCTGGTCGACGCCTTCAACCGCGGTGCCACCCCGCGGCAGATCCTCAACGTCAGCCAATGTGCGCAGCGGTACCGCCTGCTCAAGAGCGGCACCAACAGCCCCGGCCCCTGGCGCAACGAACTCACGCCCTACCTGACCGAGATCATGGACAGCCTGAGCGAGCACAGCGCCGTCCGCCAGGTCACCTTCATCAAGAGCAGCGGCGTGGGCGGCACCGAGGCCATGTACAACTGGATCTGCTACGTGATGCTCCACCTGCAGAACAAGGACCTGCTCGTCGTCGTGCCCACGCTGGAGCTGCGCGACCGCAGCTTCAACCCGCGCCTGGCCAAGATGCTCGACGAAAGCCCGGCCCTCGCCAAGCTCACCCCCAGCGCCCAGCGCAACCGCGCCAACCGCGGCGACCTCCTCGAGTACGGCGCCCGCGCCCGCGTCATCAAGGCCGGCGCCAACAGCCCCGACAGCCTGCGCTCCGACCACCTGCCCTACGTCATCTGCGACGAGGTCGACGCCTTCCCCTGGGACGTCGGCGGCGAGGGCGACCCCATGACCCTCATCGAGAACCGGCAGCGCACCTTCAGCCGGGCCAAGACCTACCTCGTCAGCACCCCCACCACCGAGGGCACCAGCCGCATCGCGCTGCAGTACAGCCGCAGCGACCAGCGCCGCTACCACGTCCCGTGCCCCCACTGCGGCGAGCTGCAGGCCCTCGAATTCGGCGGCGCCGGCACTGGGCACGGCCTGAAGTGGCGCCTCGGCCCCGAGCAGCCCGGCGAGCCCCCGCAGGCCATCGCCGCCTGGTACGTCTGCCAGCACTGCGGCGCCGAGATCGAGGAAAAGCACAAGCCCGACATGCTCGCCGCCGGCCGCTGGATCGCCAAGCACCCGCAGCGCAAGCACCACCGCGGCTACCACCTCAATGCCCTCTACGCCCCCACCGGCCTCGGCCTGGGCTGGCTCAAGATCGCGCAGAAGTGGCTCGACGTGCAGGGCGACAGCGCCGAGCTCAAGGCCTTCGTCAACACCTACCTCGGCGAGGTCTGGCGCGAGATCGGCGACAGCGTCGAAGCCGGCAGCCTGCTCGCCCGCCTGGAGGCCTACGACCCCGTCGCCTGTCCCGTCCTGCTCAAGACCGCCGGTGTCGACGTGCAGAAAGACCGCCTCGAAGCCAGCATCGTCGGCTGGGGCGCGGGCGAGGAAGCCTGGCTCATCGACCACCTCATCCTGCCCGGCGACACCACCCAGCAGCAGGTCTGGGACGACCTGCACGACGCTCTCATCGAAGCCGGCGTGCGCCTGGCCGGTATCGACACCGGCTTCAACACCAGCATGGTCCACGACTTCTGCGCCACCCGCGCCTGGGCCGTGCCCGTCAAGGGCATCAGCGGGGCAGGGCGCCCGCTGGTCGAAGACGAACGCCGCCGCCGCCAGCGCCTGCGCGCCCGCCGCAAGCGGGCTCGCCCCGTCGAGCCCCTCGGCGTCGATCAGGCCAAGACCCTCATCTATGCCCGCCTCAAGCTGCCCGCGCCTGGCCCCGGCTACATCCACTTCCCGCAGACCCCCGCCTTCGACGACGAGTACTTCGCCCAGCTCGCCGCCGAGCGCCTGGTCACCAAGGTGCGCGGCACCCGGCCCTTCCAGGAGTGGGTGCAGCTGCGCCCCCGCAACGAAGCGCTGGACTGCCTCGTCTACGCCCTGGCCGCCGCCCGGCTGGCGCCCATGCTGGCCGGCATCGTGTTGCCGCGTGCGGCGCAGGTCGGCGGTCAGCCGGCCGATGTCGTCGTGCCCGACAGCGCCGCCGCGCCCCCCGCCGCTGCACCCGCCCCAGCCGCCGAAAGCCCGGCCGCCACCATTCAACGCATCCAGCGCCTGCGCGCTGCCCGCCGCCAACGCTGAGCCCCGCAATGGACGCCCTCGCCATCATCCTGCGCATCGTGCGCGAAACCATCGAGGCCAGCGGCGTGCCGCCGGACCCCGTGCAGACCGCGCTCGTCGAGGCCGAGCGCCGCGCCCGCGGCAGCCTGGGCGGCCACTTCCACCACATCAGCCGCGTACCCGACCTGCCCACCAAGGCCCGCATCGTCGAGCTGGCCGAGCAGGGCCTGCCCAACGCCCTCATCAGCGAGCGGCTCAACGTCAGCGACCGCTATGTGCGCCGCGTCGTCAGCCAGCTGCGCCTCATCCGCCCGGACTGAGCGGCGGAACAACTCACCCCGCGCAGTTCCGCGCCGCCCGGCAACCTGAAGGCCTTTGCGATGGTCAACCCTAGCCGCGGCGCAGCATGTGAGCGACACCTTCCCCAGCACCCACACGGCCGGCGACAGCACGGCCTGGCGCTTTGACGCCGGCGACCATGCGCCGTCCGGCGGCTGGAGTGCCAAGCTCGTGCTCATCGGCCCGCAGCGCCTCAGCGTCGACTGCGCCGCTGACGGCGAGGCCTTTGCGCTGGCCGCCACCGCTGCCACCACCGCAGCCTGGCTGCCCGGCATCTACGCCGCCCGCCTGCTCTACCTGAACGGCGCCGACCGCGCCAGCCGCGACCTGGCGGCGCTGGAGATCCGGCCCGACCCCGCAGCAGCCGGCACCGGCGCGGCTGAGCTGCTCAGCGAGGCCGAGCGCTTCCTGGCCGATCTGGAGGCCGCCTACCGCGCCCACATGACCAGCGGCAGCGCCGTGGTGGGTGAGTACCGCATCGGCACCCGCATGCGCAAGTTCAAGGACGTGAGCGAGCTGCTCAAGGCCTTGAACGCTGCCCGCCGCGATGTCGAAGCTGAGCGCGCGGCCAAGGCCATCGCCGCCGGCCAAAGCCCCCGCACGCGATTCGTCGTGCGCATGTAGATCCAGGAGTTCCCATGCAAATCCAGATGCTCGCTTCCCGTTTTGGCGCTGGCGGCGCCCTGTATGTCGCCGGCACGCAGTACGACGTACCCAACGCGCTGGCGCTCGACTGGATCGGCAGCGGCGTCGCCACCCCGGTCGGCGACGCCCGCAAGCAGATCGAAGCCTCCGGCCGTTCAGCTATCGAGGTAGACCAGCGAACCGGCGTTGCAACCGCCGCTGGCCAAGCGCTGGCCGGAGCAGCGCCGTTGCGCACCGCCTTGTTCGTCGGCGACAGCATCACCGATTACGCCCGCGTCGGGCTCACGCTCACCAGCGTGACAAACCTTGGCAACGGCACCGCAGCCATTGAGCGCACGGCCCATGGCATGACGGCGGGCCAGGTGCATTCCATCGTGGCCGCCGCTGACCCAGCCGTCAACGTCATGCGGGCAACGATCATTTCTGTGGCGGACGCCAACAACTTCACCTCGCGTCTGGACGGTCCCGTGCACACGGTGGCCGGCACCGGCCCGAGCATGATGATCGAAGACCGCGCCAGCACGCGCGGCTGGCCGAACTGGCTGGAGACCTTTGCGGGCGAGCCGCTGCGCCGCACCTGGGCCGCGATCGGCGGCGGCAAGATGATCGACATCATCGACCTGCTGCCGAAGCTGCAGCCGGGCTTTGAGGACATGGCGTTCATTTGCATCGGCATGAACGACATCTACTCCGCCGGCGACAGCCTGGCGGTCATGCAGGCCCGCTGGTCGCAGCTGATCGCTCTGGTGCGCGCCCGCAGTGGCCGTATCGTCGTGCTGAGCGTCCCGCCGCGCACCACGGCCGCCCCTTGGGACGAGCCCAAGCAGACGATTCACAACCAGTGGAACCGCTGGCTGTACGAGCAGTGCGCGCTGAACGGCTGGGACTTCGTGGACACCTGGGGTGCTACCCAGGGCGGCGCCACCTATGTAGATGGGGCTGCAAACAATCCCGAGCCTCTGGCCGCGATGGTGCACGACAGCACGCACCCCAGCATGCGCGGCGCAGCGGCGATTGGCGCGGCCGTGTGGGCCAAGGTGCAGAAGTGGTTCGGCGTCAGCGGCTGGCGTGCTGCGCATCCTGACGCCATAGGCGCCGACGCCGGCAACCTGCTTTCCGGCAGCAACTTCGCCACCGACTCGGCCGGCGTGGCCACGAACTGGGCGCGCGACATTTCCAACGGCGCCAACATGGGCGCCACGCTGACCGTCGCAGCCCGAACCGTCGCTGCCGATGGCGACGCCTGCGGCAAGAAGCAGGTGATGACCCTGAACTACGGCACTGCTGCCGGCACCCCGTCCTGCCGCTTCCGGCGCAACGGGATTCAGGCGCTGCTCACCGCCGGGGACCGGTGCTACTTCGCGGTGCCATTCCGCGTCACTGGGGCGGTGGGGCTCATCGGTCTGGATGTGGCGATGTTCGGCACGGTGACGGGTGGTACCAGCTGGCAGGTCTACGGCCACGCCCAAGACAGCAATGCCGATCCGATGGTGGGCGATTTCTCAGGCTGGCTGATCACGCCAATTTCGACCTTCCCGGCCAACGTGACGAACCTGGATGTCTGGGTCCGCGCCTACTTGAACAGCACCCAGGTCGCCGATGTCGTCGTCGAGGTCTGGCAACCGCAGCTTCGCCGGGTCGCCTGAAGCGAGAGCGGAACAACTCACCCCTCCGAGTTCCGCCTTGATCGACACGATGCCGCTCCATGGCATCGTTCCTTCAGCGCATCGCACACCGCCTCGGCTACCTGCCGACGGCGGTGGCCGCTGAGCAGTCCCGGCAGCAGGTCCAGCGCGCGGCTCACCGCGTTGCCGCGGTAGCCAACCAGCAGCAGCGTTCGCTGCTCGCCGCGCTGACCACCAACGACGTCGCCAGCTGGCACGCCGAAGGCCTGCACATCAATGCCGAGACCGAAACCGGCCTGGCCACCACGCGGGCACGCAGTCGCGACGCCGGCCGCAACAACCCCTTCGGCCGCCGCTTCGTCGGCATGGTCCGCCGCAATGTGCTCGGGCCCCAGGGCATCCGCCTGCAGTGCCGCCTGCGCACCGAGGGCGGCCTGCAAGCGGGGGTCAACGCCAAGATCGAAACCGCACACGCCCTCTGGTCCGCCAAGGGCAATTGCGACGTCACCGGCAAGTACACGCTGCGCGACCTGGAGCGCCTGGCGCTGCGCCATGTCGTCGTCGACGGCGAGGTGCTCGTGCGCTACCGCTCCGGCCGCGGCCCGCACCGCTTCCAGGTGCAGCTGCTGCCGGCCGATGTGCTACCCATCAACCACCGCGCCGACCTGGCCGGTGGCGCCCGGATCCGCCAGGGCATCGAGACCGATGCCGACGGCCGCGTGCTCGCCTACTGGCTGCGCACCGATGCTGCCGCGCTGGAGCCCCACGGCAGCACCCGCAACCTGGTGCGCGTGCCGGCCGACGAGATCCTGCACCTCATGCTGCCGGACGAAGCCCTGCAGCTGCGCGGTCTGCCCTGGATGCAGGCGGCCCTCAAGCCCATGTTCCAGGCGGGGGACTTCGCCAGCGCCGGCCTCAACAAGGCCCGCGAGAGCGCCAAGCGCGGCGGCTTCTTCACGCTGCACCCCGATGCCGCGCCGCCCCCCGCCCAGGTCGACGGCACCGACGCCGCCGGCACCGCCTTCCAGACCCTGCACGACGGCACCTGGGACCAGCTGCCCGCCGGCGTCGAGGCCAAGCCCTTCGAGAGCGACTACCCCAACATCGAATATGGCCAGTTCATCAAGGACTGCCTGCGCAATGTCGCCAGCGCGCTGGAGGTCTCCTACATCTCGCTGGGCAACGACCTCAGCGACGTGAACTACAGCTCCGGCCAGCTCGGCCTGGGCGACGAACGCACGCTGTGGCTGGAGCTGCAGCAGTGGTTCATCACCCACTTCCGCCAGCCCATCGATGCGCGCTGGCTGGAGCACGCGCTGGTGGCCGCGCCGGAACTGGCCAGCCTCAGCTTTGCGCGCCTGCCGGCCTACCTGACCAGCATGCGCTGGCAGGGCCACACCTGGCAGCCGCTGGACCCCCTCAAGACCATCGAGGCCCAGCGCTCGCGCCTGGAGGCCGGCATCACCAGCCCGCAGCGCGTCATGGCCGAGAACGGCGACGACCCCGACGAAGTGCTGGCCGAGCAGCAGGAATGGGCCGCCAAGGTGGCCGCCGCCGGCCTGCCCGCGCCCGACGACCAAGACCCCGCCAGCAAGGCCCGCCGCCTGCAGCTGATCACCGGCGCCATGGCGACCGGCA